TTTGGAACGTACTCCATTCGTTTCGCCGGCTATCTTTATGGTCAAAAATGAACTATCTGTAGCCTCTTTGGCGGCTGCATACTTCACGACTTTAGCCGCTGTAATTTCACTATCAGACATCCCAGAAGTATCGTAATAGTCCTCATCTTGTACAAGGGTCATGTCAAGCATAAAGCCAAGGGTCATATCCCGATACCAGCGGGCTGTGTGTGGCTTCAATGCAGCTAACAGCGCATTGATATAGGTTTTTAGAGCATCGAAAAGGGTCTCCAGTGTACAATGAGCTACGGCAATGATATAAAATATAATGCTTTCTAAAGAGACCTTTGAAAATGTATCATCAAATGAAGCCCCCACAGTAAACCCATACCATCCGGCCAATGTGGTGGATACCATGAACTGCGTTGTCATGCTTGCTTTTATCGTTTCTACTGTACGTGCCATATCTAACTAATTATAAAATCTATCCCTATTGCCATATATCCCAACCCACCCAGAGTAGCTATTGTAGCATCTGTTACACCGGTTGCCGGAGTAATACCTTTGTTAGCGTAATAAGTCGCTATTGACTTATTGACCACATCGGGTAGTTCCAGTTCCTGGCTAACTAGCAAATCATCCGTCACGGAAATGCCATTAAGCAAAGCTATTTGAATAGCTGCCTCGGCTGAGCCAAGACGTTGTGAGGCGATGTCAAATAGAGATTGACCTTCGAGAACTTTCATTTTATTACTCCAAATCGTTTAAGTAGCGTATAAACACCTATGATCGCCACCAAAAGGGAGAAAAACCCAACAACATAAACCCATGCCGGGCATTTCGTTTCTTTTGTCATGACAAGTTGCGACTTATCATCGGATTTGTATTTCGAATTATCGCGAAGTGTCGTCTTATTTTGTTTACTGGTATTGACTTTTACATCAGTTTTTACATCAGCAGACTTTTTGTTATCAGTCGTTCTATGTATCACAGTTGTCTGTGTTGGCCATTGTTTTCCAGTAGAATCAGGCTTAGAAAAATCAGTAATTATCACATCTTCATTTATAAGTGAGTTGGTAACGCTTTTATCAATTACCGACTGCGAACTATCAACCTTCAACTGATTGTCAACTGTCTGTTTTACGTCAAGATTAGCGGATGTTTTTACCTCATCTTTTGCGGTTGACGTTTGTTTGATAGCTCTGCAACTAAAGGTTATTAGCGCAAGTAGCGCGAGAAGAAATAATTTACTCTGTTTCATGACATTTTTTTATTTTATCAACCATCTCGTTCAGGTTGTCGGGGGTTATTTTGTCTAATAATTTCACCATTTTATTGTTTATTGTACTCAGTTTTGCCAGTTCTTTTCGAATAGACGCCATTTGCTCTGCCATATTAGTATTATGAGCTGACACTTGTATAAATGCCGCTTTATACTCATCGCGCTCTATCTTCATGTCCTCAGCTATTCCGCGCCAAATCGTTATGGCTTCCTGAACATTATCAAGTTCAGACGTTTTTACATCCGACTTAGTTTTATTCGCCTCCTCCTGAGTTTTATTCGCCTCAGCAGTAACTTTTTTTCGCGTGGCCCGAATAGTGAACAGGTAGGTAAAACCACTTCCACCAAGTAAGCTTATTAAAGCGATAACTATTGATTCTTTCATTTATTTGTCAGTTTATCAATCACGGTTAATACTGAAGAACCACCGGTAAGCGATGCAAACACATAAATAAGCGTATTATCAACTTGATAACCAAACGCCTTAATTACGACCATCAATACCAGCACAAAAAACGATAACAGTGAAATAATTCGCTTTTCATCAGCATCGTCTGACGAACTGATGACCTTTTTAATATAGTCTTTCATTGTTCAAAAACTCTAATACTCCAACCTTTATAAAATTTCCACTTTACTGGATTTTTCTTGCAACGTTCGTAATAATCGAGTAAACGATCATACTTGTAAAGTCTCACGAAGTCGTCAGTAGTCATAACTGTTCTTCGATTAAGAACTTTGATACTGTCATTCGCCTTCAGGTACAATGCCCGGTAGTAAGCCGTAGAATCACTTCCACGACTTACCTGAGCACTTGAATAAACACTAAGCAATAAAACTAAACACACAAAAAACACTATCCTTTTCATACCATATTATTTAATCGGGTTACTAAATTGGCATCAATTACGCCTGTCTGAGCCAACCCAACAATGCTTTGAGCACGTTTTACGGCCGGCTTTATACCTTCATTCACTGCCGAGTCAACCAGATTATTTGCAATTGTTTGACTTGCAATGAAATCACCGCCTACTTTATTCCAAAAATTGGTTTTATAGAAATCAAGTAATAACCCATACAATGGAAGATTTTTTACTAGATTTTTCGGAAAATCAGGAAGCTTTTTAGCTGCATCAACAATTGCCCATCCGGCCCAAGTAGGAAAAAAATTACGGGCAATGCCACCAATCGTTTCACCACCTGAATCATCTTTATCACATACGTAACCAACTTTCTTGTTCAGCAAGTAACCTTCAGTTGGTAATACACGACTTATTGCTGTTTTATAATCTGCCATTAATAACTTGCATCTAAACTCATTTCTGAGCTGGTTAATACCAATTTATTTACTTTCATTTCATCCTTTGCTAACTCTTCCCGTATAACTTTCTTCCAGGACGTTAGATCGTCATCATTCGCCATATCATTAATACCTACGCCCAAAGTTGAATACTCTTTAATTTCTACTTTTTGAGCTTGAAGAATCATATATTGATTTTGATAGAGCGTATTACCAACCGTCAATCCGGATATAATTTTACCTGTACTATCTCTGACGAGTTGAATGTTCAATTCAAGATCGTTATTTAGTTGTAAGCCTATATCTTTTGCCATTAGTGTTTTATTTTTTCGTCCTCATAATCACTTTTACTGAACTGAGTTGCTTGTTTGGTTGTAACTGCTGCCGTTCCGCTTTGAGCTTCCGCCGTTCCAGTTGTAGCAACTGGATGCGTATGTGAGTTGAATACCTGTACCAACGTATTAAGTTTGTTTGTCAATTCCTGAATTTTTACCAATCCACCCAGATTTCCTCCATTTATTGTAATCGTATCTATCTCACTCCAACCAATTATAGCTAAATCTCTTAATAGTCCTTCAGATAAATCAGCTATCAATACCGTACTTCCTAAAGCTGGTTTTATAATTAAATTATTGGCATTACCATTTATTGCAGCATTAAGTCGAACATCCGGTATATCAATGTCATTATAAGTAACCGTACAACTATCATCTTCCACCGATTTTACATCAGCATTAAAGAATAGAAAACCACCAGCATTCTTTCCGCAAATATTCCGTATTGCTTCCCGTATCTCTTTAGCCCTACTACCCATCTGACAGCTTTTTACCTATTTTTATCGTTCTCACTCCACCATCCTGCGATAATTTCGTTTTTACTTCAATTCCATAATACCAACCAGTTTTATATTCATAGTCCTCATCGTGTAATCTCACTTGAAAACCACTCTCCACATAAGGCACTAGCCAACTAGTATAAGTTCCTTCATACCCGGTATACGATTTTGTTTTTATTGCCTCGTCTGCCAACCTTTGCAAACTAGCTTTATCGGTCACTCCATTCACATTGATATGCATTGAATCACCACCTGTAGTGCCGGCTTCTACCTTTACTGTTTTTCCGTCACGGGTTTTACTTTCAATAGTTACAAAATAAGGTCTATCAACAGCATCTCTGTATTTCAAATCCGCAGTTTCAATATTTACAGCAAAATCGTATTTTACTTCTCCGTGAATTTCTACATATTGCGGATGAACGTGTAGCGTTTTATCTTTCAGATAAATATTCGCTTTCGTCTCTTCCTGCACTTTTTTAAGTACATCGTAGGCAGTTGCATTGATAATCGTAAACTTGTCATAATTGAAATCATACGAGCAGTTAAGTGTAAATCCTCCTATTTCATTCAATACATGTGTCAATAATCTCTTGACTGAGCATCCCACCAGAACCTCATTTTTTATTCTTTTTCGTAAAAGAAAAAGACTATCCTCACATTTCAATACTAACCCGCCGTTGTCAGTTATGGGTGGTTCACTTAGAAATCCGTCAAACTCCGTTGCCACGTTATCATCATAACCCAGTTGGATAGATACCGCATCCCCTCGTTTTATTTTGTCATTGATTGCGTAGGGTCGGTTAAATGTCGCTGACGGTAGTACTATCTCTGCTGTATCGGATAGTTGATCTACGCTATGCGTTATCTCTACCGATTCCATCATTTTTAATTCATACTTACCAATTGTTATCCGCCAACCTCTTTTAAACATTGTTTAAACGCTTTTTAAATCTTACTCTCTACCAATAAATCATATGTATCATCCGAGTAACACTTCAGCACGAATGCCTGATTTTCTTCTCCAGCCGTATGTGGAAATTCATAACTTTCAATGGCCAGATTCATGATACCCATTTCATTCAAAACTTCACATATAACTGGTATAGAACATGGCGCTTCGCACAGCATTCTCAATTTATCAAGATAATTATCGCGTTTTGTTTTATCTTCCTCAATGATAACACCTGTTATTTGAACTTCCCAATCGTCCAAACTCCACCATTCTTTAATACTACCACGTGTCTTCTTTTTGGCTACATATCTGCGTTTAATAATATTTTTGCTTGAAAAACTAATAACAGGATCAATAGGTAATTTAAATTTCTCAAATTTCTTGGTACTTCCATCAATGTAACTGAAATCATCAAACGTAAGCGGTATAATCCAATTCAGATTCTCTGCCAGTCCGCTTACCAGTTTGTTCTTAATATCACTGTCTACCTCTAAAGCCGGTACACTTACATTAGTTGAACTTACCGTTTCTTTCTTCCTGTTACCAACCAGTGCAATATTTTTGAACGGTATAAACGGTGGTAAAGCGAAGCCGGTAGCTTGTTGCGTTACCTTGCTTATCATCGTTTTATCTGTCAATATCTGTATAGGATCAATCATACAATTTTATTTTCCCCTCTCCTCAAAGAGAGGGTTTAGGGGTGAGGTGTTAACTCGCACTTTCAGCTGCAAACAATACCCTCATTAAAATCTCTTCAAATTTTTTTTCTACATCATTAGCTGTCTCTCCAACTCCACCCTGATAAATCAGGCTTTCAACCATTTTTCCAACAGTAATATAAATAGAGGTGTTACGGGTTCCCCCGGTGGCTACTGCCGAAACCGCTTGTTTACTTCCACCCGATCCTGATGTTGCACCACCATATTCTTTATTTGTTCCGGGAATTTTCTTCTTTTTTTCATCTGAGCTTACCGGATCAGCCAGATTGAGCGACTTTCGCAGATTAGTAATCATTTGCTCACCTCCTCCAGCCAGATTAGTCAATCCGGGTATTTTTGCGAGTAGCCCTAACAGCTGTTGAACAGGATAAAGCAGAACATCAAGCAAAACAATTCCAATTCGCTTTAAACCACCTATTATACCTTCTCCTTTAAATGCCTGTACTATAGAATCCCAGTTATTTTTCAGAACCATTATGGCATTTACTATCCAACCAAATGGTCCCATAAACAGGAATAATACAGCTCCCCATTTATCCCATGCTTTTATTCCGGCCCATGTAATCGCCACCAATGCAGCTATAGCTGTAATTATCCACATAATTGGATTTGTTTCCATAGCTATCGTCAAAGCAGTCCATGCAGCTGACCAACCTTCAGTAACCAGTGTATTTACTATTATTGCAGCAGTTGATAATCCTGTATACCATGCCAATAATTTTGTTTTAATTGCTACAATTGTAATGATGGCATTATAGACCACAAATGCACCTACAGCCGTCCATATATATGGATTACCACTTTCAAATAAATGATAAAACCAACTCACAGCTTTTGACAATGGTTCTATTGAGTTCTTTACTGAATTAGCCATCCAAATAAGAGCCGGTGCTATTTTATTTTGAGCCTTAATAGCTAATTCACCAAGTTTAATTTGAATTGATCCAACGACTTTATTGTACTGAGCCATAGGTGTAGCATCAAATGCTGCTTTAGCTGATCCACCAAACTCAGTGTTAAGCTCTTTCAAAATAAGCATTTGTGCCTCTTCTAGTTTTCCGGCACCTACAAGTTCTTTAAAATGCTTTACCTGTTCTTTTGTAAAGTTGATACCAATACGTCTCATCATCATTACACCGGTTGCAGGGTCTTGCAATGCTTTACCTACCATCACAGCAGCATGAGGCAATTCCATTTTCATACGGGTAGCCATGTCTACTATTGATTGTGATGCTGGGTCGAAAAGATTTTTACCCACTTTAGGGAAAGTGAGCAAAACTGATTGCATATTTTTCAACTGTCCTCCACCATAAAGAGATTGTGATTTTATTCTTTCTACACTTTTATTAAGTGTGTCCATAGTCATGCCTGCCGCATAGTTGGTACTTCGTAATCCGGCTTCTATTTGGGCATTTGCCAAACGCAATTCATGAGCCTTATCAACTCCTGATCGAAGCATATCCACCACTTTATAAAATCCAAAGCCTATACCTATCATCCCAAGTACATTCTTCAACCCTCCAAACACACCCGTTAATCCTGAAACTGTTCCTTTCAGTCCTTTAGCCTTAGTATCTGCATTGCTGAACTCACGCCCGATTTTTTCAACGGTCGAGCTGGCTTTATCTTTCAATAATATGGCAAATTCTACTACGTTCATTTGTTTTCTTTAGCTTCTAATTCACGGCATATCCATACATCAAATATGGAATCTATCCAGTCATTATCTTCAAGTTTATGGGGCTGTATACAGTGCAGGTAATAACGTATAATAGTATTACCCGACCGTATAGTAAGATCATTGACAAACTTGTTGAATTTCTGCTTGTCAATGTCTGCATCGCTTTCGTTAGCAATGCACCCCGTTAGGCGTTTTTTACACTAACAATGTGTTTTTCGCGTAAGTCCTTAACCACACGCAATGCCGGCATATGGTAATCCAGTTTTGTTGAGTCTTTCAATTCTGTATCACCTTCAATCCATAGCAAGTCAAGGAGATTCTGTTGTGATTTGAATGGAATGTTATCAGGGTTATTCCGCTCCGCATTTGTTTGGAATTCAATGGTTAATGGGCGTAACTTAGCCGATTTATCCATTACAGTAATGCGATAGCCATTACCGTCTTTTACCACTTCAGCGTCGGTATAATCAACAAATTCGTTGATCACTTCAGCAACATCTTCAATATACGGTGACTCTTTGAGTCGTACATCTCCTGCCACAAAGCAGTTAACTGCCATTACTTTTTTAAACTCGGTCTGACTTTTATCGATCACCTTCAACGCAAATCGCCATATTTTCATGTCAGGTTTGCGAAAAAAAGCTGTCATACCATTGATGGTAATTTCTTTCAGTTCACCAAACTTCTCTTTCAGTTCATCAATGTTAATTGTTTCTTTGCTCATTCTTGTGTTGTTTTTGTTGTAAAAAAGGCCGGCCATCCGACCGGTCATTTAATTCTGATTATGCATTATTGATTGTCAATTATCAAGCTACTTGTGGTTTTAAATCAAGTGCAATAAATGGAAGTTTCATTTCCATAAATTTGTCACCCTGTTTTATATCCTTATTAGCTTCAGTGAATTGGAGTCCTAGTAATAAATCAGTTACAATAACATCTCCATTCGATGGATTTCCGTATGAAATTACTGCATTTAAGCTTAGAGATAATACTGATTTATTAGAACTATTAGCTACTAATGTTTCATATTCACTCTGAAGCAATGATATTTCTCCATCATAAGATATATTGCCTTTCTGGATTTTACGTGGCTTATTCCCTTTACCATATACGGGCTCTTTTTCCTGCTTTTCGCCATATTTAATGGCGCGTATACCAGTAATGTCCTTACCACCTAAAACGAGCGTAATATCTGCCCATTCATATTCTCTTGAATCAAACATATTTTACCTCCTTTTTTAATTAGATGTTGTTTTAAAGCCAATATACAGGTCGATATACTTTGGATAGCCGAACGGTTTAATACGCAATTTTGCTTTAAACTGATCGGTTGCTACGATGTTCTGACTTGGATCAATGTAGCAGCTTACGCCGGTATCATTGCTATCATCAGGATTACGCCCCAGTTCGCCGGCAGTTCCCATTGTATTTATAATGGCGGTTTCCACCTCATTCTGAATGCTTTTGCAAATAGCATGAGGAATATAACCATCATCCGTTACCGGAACTTCGTCATTCAGCTCATTAACCAATGTTTTATAAG